AATAGCAAATGCTAAAGCGTCTCCCTCTGTCGCCAATGCTCCTGAAGCGTTTGGCAATGTTAGTGTTCTATCAGCAGTTGGTTCAGTAGCAGTTAAAAATGTTTCATATGCATTTTCTAAAGCACCTTCAAATACTAATCTTGAACCGTTTAGAATGATATCTTGGTTTGTAATATTACCATTTGATGTAACATCATTCAAGATAACCGAACCAGCACCACCAACTTCTTTTACCGTACCACCAGTTGTTTTGGTAAAAAATTTACCATCAGCGATATTGAGTGCTAACTCACCTGCCTCTAAATCACTAGCCTGTGGTATAGATAATGCTGTTTCACTTCTTTTTAATTTTATTACTGCTGGCATTATTTAATCTTCTTTTTAATTTGATTTATTAATTTTTGTTTTGTTAATCTTTTATCTAATTCAATACCAATTTTTCTACCTAGTTTTTCTAACTCGGCTTTTGTTTTGTATTGTAAATCGGCAACTTTAATTTCATTTTTTAAAACCAATGGTTTCATATAAGGTTTAACAATCCAACTTTTAATTTTATTCCATATTTTCATTAATATGTTCCTCCGTCAATACCTGTTACGGTAACATTACCTGTAGATACCGTAAAATTATCTGAAGCAAATTTTGCCACACCAATATTTGATGTACTTGCTAATTCACCTTCAATTCTTAATGTATTGCCACTTGCAATGGTATTAATACCTTCACCTGTGATAAACTCCATAGGGTTACCAATTTCTACAGAACCTTGAGTTGAACTCTCGTCTGTAAATTTAAAGTTTTCTATTTTTGCTCCGTCAATGCTTCCCGCCAACATTGCATTTGTAATACCTAATGCTTTAACTCTTAATTGGTCAGAAGCAACTTCTATAGAAGAGTTGTCCGGATTTGTGTCTACCGTGTTTCCTGATTTTACTAAACCTGCACCAGCTATTACTTGCCCAGCACCACTAAATTGTGCTACATCCAAATCTGTTGTACCGAAAGTAGGTAGTCCGTTATGAGTGAAAACATAACCGTTATCACCGTTAGCAGTACCTTCTTCTACGAATACGAAAGCACCACCTGATAATTCTGAAGGTTGGTCTTCCGGAGTTGCTCTTGTCAATACCCAATTAGCAGAACCAGAACCTACGGTTGTTACAACATAGATACCGTTATGAGCTGCATTTGTTTGGTCTTTGACTAATACTCTATCACTTGCTGATAAAGTTACGCCGTCAATTGTTAAAGCGGCTTGAGAGCCAGAGTTTGTTAATGTTGCACCTACACCGGCAGTACCGTTTGAGTAGGTTGCTGATAGGTTGGCAGTTGTACCAACTCTACATGATGGTTTAGTATCTAAACCTTGAGCGACTTGGTCAACATATGCTTTGTTAGCTAATGATTGTGATTGAAAGCCCGCTCTATCTTCGTAACCTGAAGGAACTATTACCGTGCCTGTGCCGTGTGGAGATAGATTTATGTCCTTGTTACTAGCTGTTGTTTGTACCGTTTGACCATTAATTGTTATATCGTCAACAACCAATGAAGTTAATCCTGCAATATCAGTTGTAGTTGCACCTAGTGTTAAAGTAGATGAACCTAATGTTAATGTAGGATTTGCCAGATTAGCGTTTGATATAGCCGCTGAACCTGATAAGTTTGAATTTGTTAATGCTGTTGCATTGATAGTTACGGTATTGTCTGTAATAACAGCCTGCATACCAGAACCACCAGCAAATGTTAAAGTTTCAGCAGTATTGTAAGTATCTGTTCCTGAATCACCCGCTAAATCTATAAACTGATTTACGGTAGCGAAACCTAAATTTCCACCACCATCTGTTTTTAAAAATTGGCCTGCCGAACCATCACCACCAGGAAGTGTGAAAGTTACGGTATTTGCCATTGCGTTAGGAGCTTTAAGTCCTACGAAATTTGTTCCGTTGTTTGTGCCTTCGTTTATTTTGATTGTACCGCCGGCACTTGCGTTGTTACCTACGATTAATTCGTCAATAGCTTTGTTTGCGTCAACGATTAAGGCTGAGTTAGCAGTATTTACACCTGCTACATGGTCTAATAACGCTGTAAAATATTTACCACCGATAATATCTATACTATTTGCGTCACCATTACCATCAACACCACCTGTTCCTAGATAAAGTCTATCACCGCCGTTACCTTGCGTACCTGTTCCAAAAGTATAGGCAGCTTCTCCTAATTTCAGCGTACTCGGTGATGTAGTACCTGAACTTCTTTTTATTTGAATTATTGTTGCCATTTATTAAAAACTCCCACAATTAAATAACAGCGTACCAGTTGAGGTTATAATTTCGGTTCTTGTAACAAACTTTCCATCACTTGACCTATACTGCAATAAAGCACCATCATCTAAATTGGTCGTATCAACATCACCTAATAGTTTTAATTGTAATGTACTATTAGAAGCTGCTTGAGCGGAAGGCAAAGTTACCGATACTTTTTCTGGTCCCGCTGATGTATTTACATTTATTTTTGCTGTAATATCAGGCATTTTGCTCTCCCTCGTCTATATTTATAAGATTTATGTCGTTACATTAGGTCTCACGGTAATGACACCCTCTATAACTCTGGTCACATTTCCAGTACCAGTTTGTTCTATTTCTAAATCATAGACATATCTACCATCATCTAAAGCAGTTGTTTGAGCAGCTGTTAAAGACAAAGAAACAACACCTGTGGTTGCGTCACCAGCAATGGTACAAGTAAAGTCTGTTCTTGTTCTTGTTGATGAGTAACCTTTCGCCATTTTAGCTCTCGCTGTGTAACCAGTTAAATTAAATGCGTTGGCATTTGCGTCTTTTACGGTCACATCCGAGGTAAAACTAGCACCTTGGTCTATTGTCAGATTTGCTATGGCAGCCATTATACTTTATCTTTTTCTTCTTTTAATAAATCTACGATTTTTTTATTGAAGTGTTCCGTTAGAACTTCTATCTTTTCCAACTCTAAATTCAGTCTAGTTTTGTTAACTTGTAACTCCTGCCTAGAAGTGATATAATTTCTCAATTCAGGACTAAATTTAGAATCATCATATTCTTTTCCATCAATTACTATAGCCATAAAAAATACTCCTTTTAATACTATTTATACACGATAAATAGATATATGGATATTAAAGTTGATTTAGATAAACACAAAAAACTGAATTTAAACATCAAAGAAATACTTACCAATAGGTTCACAGCAAAGTGGTGGTCTGATAAGAAAGTAGATGATGAGAAATTGCAATATGTTTTAGATTGTGCCTATTTAGCTCCCTCTAAAAGAAGCGAATATGACTATGAAATACTAGTATTGGGGGACTCTCCTAAAGCAAAAGAAATAAAAGATTGGTTGTATTGGGAGAATAGTTGGTGTTATAAAGGTGAAAGAGCACCTGAAGGTGTTGACGGAACTCCTGATAGAAGATATAATGGTCAATGTCAGGCACCTGTGGTTTTAGTATGGCAAGGCATTTTAGATAGAGTTTCTTACAATAGATTTACACCTAGAATTGATGAACCAGATTTATGTAGAGATATGGCTATCTCTGCCTCAATAGCAATGATGGCTGCTGAAGAAGTTGGTTTACATACAGGTCTACAAAGTTGTTTTGAAGAAGGTATGTTATCTGAAAAATTAGGTAAAAAAGGATTCTCTTATATACTTTTAGGTATAGGTGATATTGATAAGTACGACCACAAAACTATTTTTCCTGATAGTGGTCATTTTCCAGGAAGATTTGTTTACAAAGATGGTAAACATATGGGTTTTGATTTTGGCAATAACCCTGCCTATGATAAAGAAGTCAGTATTAGTAGAAAAGGAAAGAAGACAAAAGAAGACATCATAAAGTTTGTATAAATAAAATAGGAGTATATAATGTCAGATAATGTAATTGTAAAACCAGGTGTAAGTGGTCAATCAGTCCAGTACGACACATCAAAAGTAAAATTAGAAACCGTAGCAGATGAACTTGCCTTATTAAGTCTAGGCGATTGGGAAGGTCTTAAAGTTAAGATTAACACCGGTCAATATAGAAAAGAAATTAAAGAATTAGAAAATGAATGGGTAGATTATCTACCTAGAACAGATAAAGTTAACAATAGAAAAGCTTTATCATTAATGAATCTTCCAGGTAAAACACACAAAGAT